AATGGTGAATTTTTAAAGGTTAACCAATTAGACGCTACTGACTTTGGTTCATTAGGTTCAGCAGACGCTGCATCTACAGCATATGCTACTAATGATTCTATTCCATTAGCAGTACGTTTACCTGGCGCTACAGCATTATCAACAGCTACTGTATCACCTTTGTCCGTTGTCGCACGTATGGCACGTCAAATGGATACAGCAAATGTTGACTCACGTGGACGTTACATAGTTGTTGACTCTATCTTCATGGAAATGATGAAAGACGAAGACTCACGTCTCTTGAATGCTGACTTCGGTGGAGCAGGTCTACAGAACGGTCTAGTAATGAACAACTTACACGGCTTCAGAGTCCACGTATCTAACAACCTACCTTCAAAAGGTAACGGTGCAGGACACGCTGGCGCACTAGCTCAGAACGCACATTACGGTGTGATCTTAGCTGGACAAGAAGACGCAGTTGCTTCTGCAGAGCAGATCAACAAAGTTGAAAACTACAGAGATCCTGACTCATTTGCAGACATCGTACGTGGTATGCACCTATATGGACGTAAGATTCTACGCCCACAAGGACTTGTCACAGCACGTTACAACGTTGCATAATCAAGATAAACTTAGAGGCTGGCTTTTGCTGGCCTCTTCGTGCATTTAACAAAAGGACATTCTCATGGGTACTATTACTACAGCAATGTGCAACAGCTTCAAGCAAGAGCTACTTGGGGGTGTTCACGACTTAGACACACACACATTAAAGATAGCTTTAATTAAACCCTCTCCTACAAGTAGCTTCAGTAAAGCTACCACTAACTATTCAGACCTTACAGCTAACTCAGATGAAGCTACAGGAACAAACTATAGTGCAGGAGGACAGGGATTGGATTCGCCTGTCATTTCATTATCAGGGGATACGGCACTTGTAGACTTTGCAGATGAAGTATTCTCTAACTTAACAATTACTGCTGCTGGAGCTTTACTGTATAACAGTTCAGTCAGTAACAAAGCTATAGCTGTATTCTCGTTTGGCTCAAACGTAGCCTCAACAGCAGGTGACTTTACTGTTATCTTTCCTACAGCAGATGCATCCAACGCAGTCATACGTATAACGTAAAGGTAATACAATGGCATTAGTACTAAAAGACCGTGTACGTGAAACCACTACTACTACAGGAACATCAAACCTAACTCTTGGTGGTGCAAGTGCTACCTTCGATACATTCGCATCAGTCATGTCTACTAATGATACGACTTACTACGCCATTGTGCATACAGCTAATGGTACTGATGAGTGGGAAGTAGGACTAGGTACATACAGTGGCACTAACACACTAACACGAACTACAGTACTATCTAGTTCAAACAGTGGATCAGCAACAAACTTCTCAGCAGGAACTAAGTTTGTATTCATAACTTTACCTGCTAGTGTTGCTGCTCACCTTGACCCTGCATCTAACGATCACGATTTAAACTCTATAATCTCTTTTGGTAATCACGACACAGATGATCTATCAGAAGGGTCTACTAATTTATACTTCACAAACGCTAGAGCAGATGCACGTGTAGCGGCATCAACAGCTTTTGATGCAGCAGGTTCAGCCGTTGCACTAGCAATAGCTTTGGGATAGCAATATGGCAAATACATTTCTTAGAAAGACTTCACGTAGCATAGGCACATCAGCCACCATAGTGGGAAGCTACACAGTAGGGAGCAGCACAGCTACAACCGTTATCGGTTTGTCTTGTGCTAATAGAACTACTGCAGCTATAACAGTTGATGTAGCACACAATGACGGATCTAATGATACGTTCTTAGTTAAACAAGCTACAGTACCTAGCGGAGGCAGTCTTGTTGTCGTAGGAGGTGATCAAAAAGTCGTTCTACAAACAAACGATAAGATTAAAGTGACATCAAGTGCTGCCTCCTCTTGTGATGTAATGATGAGTATATTGGAGATTACCTAATGGGTAAGTCTAAAGATTTAGCTACCAGAGTAGGCATAGATGATAATGCAGATGCCACAGCTATTACAATAAATAACTCAGAGAATGTTGGAATAGGAACAACTTCGCCTAGTAGTAAACTTACTTTAAAAGCAGCAAATAATGGTTATACAGGTGGATTGAGAATAGAAGGAGTAGATGAAACTACTGCATTAGCTATTACACATGTTAATGGAGATAACTATTTTTCAGGCAATGCTACAAATGACCATTTAATATTAAGCTCTTCAGGCCATGTGACAATGCCTAGTCAGCCTATGTTTCACGCATACAACAGCACTAACGATACTTTTACAACTACAGAAGCAAAACATAATTTTAATAGCACACGCATAAATGTAGGTAGTCACTTTAACACAAGCCTTAGTAGATTTGTAGCACCTACCAATGGGTATTACTTTTTTACTTGGGGCGGCACTATAACCATAACTGCTAATGATCCTTATATTACTGCATATTTGAGAAAAAATGGAGCTTCGCCTGGTGGCATGAGAACTAGAGCAAATAGCACAAGTGGAAGCGGTTATCGTTATTGGGGAGCGGCTGGAGCAGAAGTGCAGTATATGGCGGCAAATGATTATATGGAAGTTTATCATTATAGTCAAAATGGAAATGCTAGTTCCGCCAGTCCAGAGTATATATTTACTGGGTTTCTAATAGGTTAGGATAAACACATGGCATACATAGGACAATCTCTAACCGAAGGTACAAGAAGAGCGCAAACATATACAGCTACTGCTGGACAAACCACATTTAATGCTGTATACTCTATTGGAAACCTAGACGTATATCAAAACGGAATACTATTACAACCTGCTGATTACACAGCTACCACAGGAACTACAGTTGTGTTAGGCGCTGCTGCTGCACTAAACGATGAGATAACTATTATATCTCACAACATATTCAGCGTAGCAGATGCACCCACGCTTTCAGGTGGTGGTACATTTGCAAGCAGCATTAGAGCTACACTGTTTGATACAACACAGAACACAACTAAGACAGCGTTGTTTCAGACTAATGATCAGACTATGGGTACAGACACAACTATACCTAGCTCACACAATGCTAGTTGTAATGGACCTCTAACAATAGCGTCAAGCATAACGCTTACAGTTAATGGGAACTTGACAATCATATGAGTACTTTACACGTAGAAAACTTAAAAGGTCTTAGCTCTGGCGGTAATGCCAATAAGATTATCGTACCGTCTGGTCAAACGCTTGATGCTAGTAATGGTTTTGTTGCTCCTGCTGGTCATGTTATTCAGGTTGTTCATCAACCTTTTAGCACAAGTATGAACACCTCAAGCACAAGTTTTGTAACAACTGGTCATTCAGTAACTATTACTCCTAAAAGTTCTAGTAGTAAGATACTTATATCAGTGCAAGGCGGTAGTTGGTATAATCAAGCTGGCAATGCTTATGTTACTATTTACAGAGGTAGTTCCAATTTAGCAGATACTAATGGTCTAGTTATGCAAGAAAATCAACCATATATACCACATTCTTTTGTTTATTATGATTCTCCAAGTACAACAAATGCAACAACTTACACATCTTATATCAGAGTAAGTGTTAATACTGTTACTACTTATTATTCATTCCCAACATACGGTAAAATGGGAATGACCGCTATGGAGATAGCCCAATGAGCATCCTAAAGGTAGACACCATAAACGAAAAGACTAGTGGTAATGGTGTGGCTATTCCAGGTCATATTATTCAAATGGTTAATACATCTTGGAGTACTCAAACAGCTATTACATCTCAAAGCGCTACAGCAATAACTGGAGCTTCTTTAGCAATAACTCCAAAGTTTAGCACCAGTAAGATACTTGTTATGGTTAATCTTAGCCTGAGAATTAAAGACCCTGACACTAGTTATGCTAACTGCGGCCTTGAAATTTTAAGAGGCTCAACTCAATTACAAACAATTGCTGGAGATAATTCTGGGCCTTTTGAGATAGGTATTTATGACGTTGGTGGGGGCGGTGGAGAGCTTAACTCTAGATATGCAAATAATATTGTAGATAGTCCTAGTACAACTTCTGCTACAACCTACAGCGTCAAAGGTAAAATATATAGTACTACAGGTCCTACTCTAACTATAAACCAAGGGGATACTACTAATGGACAGTCGTCAATTATATTAATGGAGATAGCCCAATGAGTTCTATCTTAAAAGTTGATACGATACAAACCACCGCAGGGGTGGCTCCTACTACTAAAGATTTAGGTTTTGCAGCAGGGTCAGTTATACAGACACAAGTTGCTAGGTTTAGTGGAGGTTCAGCAAGTATGAGTACAAGTTCTTATACTAGCAGTGGTAGAAGCG